ATATTCTAATCAACTCTAATCAGATAACTAAGGAGTTGTTCTACAATGTGCGAACTACATTATCAAACTATTAAGTCTGACACTACCGATTATTCAACTGTTAAGTTAATGGATCCTGTTGTTGTTACCATAGAGAAAACTGCTGAGCAAAAGGATATTACAAAGAGAGTTCGCGCTCTTGCAAACTATAATAGAGAAAAACTCATCGATTCTCTATTAAGTACGGGTGCGCCTCATGTGTAAAATATGCGAACAATGCAACGAAAAACTAATCCCATATTCAGAAGTATACCCAGAAGAAATACCGGACGAGTTAGATGGATGCCAATGTGCTTGTCCTGTCTGTGGTAGTAGTATCTGTTGGGATTGTGAATAACCCCCCCATCCCATATACAGATTGGAAAACTCAAAATATCGGCACTCAAAATTTTAAAAAATTCTACCGTATATGCCGAGAGTTATGGAATTAAGTGTAAATTAAACCGAGGACGGTGCTAATAATGAAAGATTTAGTAGAAAAGTTGTCTGGTAAAATACATGATGCTTAGAAGGAACGTAGTATATCGGAGGGTTTTCATTCTCCATCTACTCATGCTGACGGTTCTGTATGCTGTAAGTGTACCTCTATTTTGGTTTCGTACAGTGAATTAGGTGAGGATACAAAAAACTATATATCATTAACCGTTGATGCCGTATTGCAGGGATTGGATGATTTAGGTATTATCGTATTGCAAAAGAGGCAAGCAACGGAAGAAGAAATGAAGCAAATAACTGAATACGCTAACTATCATTCTAAGGAGGAATAGAAATGGCAAAAACATACTCACACATCGGCAAACCGTCCGGTGAAGAAGGTTTATTTGTAGGTGTATCCGGTTCTGAGGTACAGGTTGCATCGTCTACAGGTGGTCTATATCAATCTGGTACGGCGATTACTGCTAGTGCTGCTGAGTTGAATTTACTTGATGGCGTAACGGCAACAACTGCCGAATTAAATTTAATTGACGGTTCGGTGGCAGGTACAGCGGTGGCAAGTAAAGCACTGGCGTTGGGTGCAGACAAGAACGTAGATGTGTTGGCAGTAGCAGATTTAAAATTAGGTGCAGGGGCAGGCACTTCCGTTACTTCTACTGCCGCAGAACTTAATATTTTAGACGGCGTAACCATGACGGCAGCGCAGATAAACCTTCTCGCACAAGGTGTTGGGGCAAGTTATAAGGTAGCAAGAGGTGTTTCAACTATTGACGCTGCTAGTAAAGATGTAGCAACAGGACTAACTACCGTTGTTGCTGTTGTGGTATCTATGGTTGGCGATCCTTCGCTAACTCATATGCACTCTAGCGGTACAGTGGGTGATCAGGCAGGCGCACCGGCAGCAGGTAGTATTAGGATAAAGTCATGGAAACCTACCGCGACAGGAGATGTGACTCCAATTGCTGCGACAAGTCCATTCGGGAATGTGGCATGGATTGCGATTGGGACGTAAGTTGATTGGTTATTTAATCGGTTATTAATCAGGTGAAAACATGGCAAAAGAACTAACCAAGGCAGAAAAGAAAGAACTGCAAAAGATACTCAGTGAAATCGAACGGATGAAGAAGGAAGAACATATTCGCTTTATTCGTCCGTATGATAAGCAGGAGAAGTTTCTTCTATCCAATAAAAGGAATAGTTGGATACTTGGAGGGAATCGCACAGGAAAAACTGAAAGTGGAGCAATTAGGGCAGTATTCCTTGCGTTAGGTGAGAGAATACGCCCATACCTTAAAGATTGGCCGGAGGATTTAAGGGAACGATATGAACCATTAATAACTCGTTTTGGCGGTAAACCTACAAGGGGTTGGATATGTTCAGTATCTTTTGAGGTGCAGCGTGACGTTACTCAAAAGAAAATCTTAGGCGATCCTGAGACTGGAATACCGGGACTTCTTCCATTAAGAGAGATTAAGAAGATAACTTACCGCAGTACAGGCATTATCGACACTATACGCCTTGTTGGTGGCGGTATTATCGGTTTCAAGTCCTATGACCAAGGCAGGGAAAAATTCCAGGGATCTTCCCAGCATTGGGTGTGGCTTTGACGAGGAATCTCCTAAAGATATTTATACGGAAGTACAAATGCGCCTAATGGATACCGAGGGCGACTTATTCGGCACAATGACACCACTTCAAGGTATGACATGGGTGTATACTGATATTTACGAGAACGATTCAAAACCGATTGAGAAACGTGACGATGAAATATTTCTAATTATGGTAGAATGGAACGATAATCCATACCTATCGGCAAAAGAAAAGAAACGCCTTGAAGCGTCCATGGATGAAGCGGAGTTAGAAGCGCGGAAATATGGCCGTTTTATTATGCCCGGAAAATGTGTTTTTAATGTCAAGAGAATACATGAAATGCAAACTAAATGTTACGACGGTGAAAGAGGTAATCTTGTTTGGACTAATCAATTTAAGAATCAAGTCTATTGGGAACCAGATCCTAAAGGTGATTATGAAATATGGTTCCACCCCGAATCAGGGATTGAATACCTTATATCTGCTGACGTTGCGGAAGGGTTAGAGCATGGTGACTATGACGCTGTAGGAGTTCTGAATAGGCATAGACTGAGACTTGACGCTGTTTATCATGGCAAAGTAGAACCTGATATACTATCCGACTATATACACAAAATTGCTGTTTATTACGGCAAACCGCTTGTAGCGATAGAATTAAATAATCACGGCGGTACTACTATTAGTCATTTTAAGAAGGTTTACTATGATATTTACAGGTCGAAGGTTTATGATAAAAGGTCAGATACAACTACTCAGAAATTGGGTTGGCATACGAATATAAAAACTAGACCACTGATTATTGATGCTATTAAAAAGACTGTCCGTGAAGGTGTTTATGAGTGCTACTTTAAGAGATTTGTCCATGAGGCAAATAACTTTGTACGGCATCCAAATACCAAAGAAGCAGCAAGGGGTGGTCAGCACGACGATGTTATCTTAATGTCTGCCATACTTACCTTTCTTCATATGACAATGCCGCTCAAAGACACCGGCAGTATACCGTTCTTGCCGGGTCAGGACAAAGGTGTAAGGGTTAATCCTATGTCTATGGAGCAATGGGCAGACGATGACGACGACGAGGAAGAAGAAGGATTGCCGGGATTTTATGGAATGTAGGAGGGAGAACCCATAAAAACACTTGAAGAATTGCAGGACTATTTGCTTTCTTTGCCGCAAACTATTACGGCAGGCGAATGTTATGGTCTTGAAGACGTAATAGTAACTACAAGGTTTTGGTCATTTGGTGATGATTTCTTTGACCCAAGAGATTATAGAAAGCGCAAAACAGTTTTCCATATTGACGATTTAATTCCTACTCACATTAAAATGGTGATGGATGAAATAAATAAGCGTGAAGATTTAGGACTTTTATCTTTATGTAGAAGGGTTAGTTTTTATATCTACCCAAACAAACTATATACAAGGTTACAGTTTGGTAGAGTTGCTGACATTCAAAGTGCTTATCTTAAATTGTACGGTTTTAAGTGTGATATACCCGATGATGTTAATTTTCTAATAAATGAAATAAATAATTATGAGCATGATTCCTCTGTTGATTTTTAGTTAAAGAGAGGAGAACCTAAATGGATAAGAAAAAACCGATTGTTTTGGAATATCAAGCGATACTCAATGATCAGATTAGGGAATTGCATAAGACTATTATACTTGCCTCAACTGTCTACAGCGAGAAAGAGAACACCTGTGTTGACTGTGCAGACATTGACTCCGACACAATCAAAACTCTAGTAGAAACACAACTTAAACTCATGCGAGCAGTCCTATCCTTAGAGGGCGTTGACATTCCTCTTGAATACCCAGAAGGTACTTTTGAGGACGATGTTAAGCAGGTAGAAACTGCCGAGGAAAGAAAAGGACGCGAGGAAGAAAAGGGGTTTTATGCGTGAAATGTAATACATGCGGCATAGAGGATAGCGAGTTTGATAATAAAGGTGAATTTCTACAACACTGCAAACAATGCAAGAAGCAGGCAATGGAGTCTGAACCTGATAACATAAGTGAAATTATTCAAGCGGCATTAGACGGTAACATAGAGGAATTTGATACCGAATCTGATACCGTTGATGATACCGTCGAACAGGAAGAAGTACAGGAAATACCGTCATTACCGCTATCTATTTGCCCTAATGAAATTGGATACTTAGCGGATAATCAGTTGATTAAGATTGTTGTTATCGGCAGGAAACAAGGTGACAGGTTTGTAGTTGAAGGGACTAAGTATAGATAACGGAGGACCGTAAATGTTTAATGATGAAAGACGAAATTTTCTACTTCCTGGTGTGCGTCAATTGCTTAGTATGAAACTTTGCTTAACAGAAAAGCAATTAGAAGCATTAAGTATATCTCTTATAACTACAGTCCTTGATAGTTACGATAAGGACGTTGAAGATGCAATATCGGATATTAGAAGAATTATCGGCAGTTTTAATAAATGCTCATTATGCACACATCAAGATACTTGTAAATATGAGGAAACTTTATCTTCTGTTGATAGAAAGTCGGAAGGTAAAGTAAGAAGTCATGTTGTTAAATGCGAACATTTCAAGGATAAGAATAACGGAGGTAACTAATGTTAACTGACAAAGAAAAGAAAGTAATCGACAAAATGAAGTCTACTCCGTGGGGGACTATCGTTATCAAAATGAAGGGCGGTAAACCTGTTATGCTGAGTGCGACTGAGGACATTAAGTTAGACTAACCGAGGACGGTGAGATTGTGGGTACTGAGTATACTTTTGTTTGTGAGGACTGTAAGAAGTATTATGATATTAGTAATATAGGAACTGTTTTACACGTAATTCATACTCTCTTGAAGGAACATGAAGGACATAGCGTTTTAGTTTATTCTGATGATGAGACAGATTTAGTTGCTGAATATGAGGGATATTCATATAGAGGAATTAAAACAGAATATTCAAAGGAAAATATACGGGATAGTAATGGACTATTATTAAATAAGTATAGTAATCCTGACCATGCTTATGTATGGAGCAGTAGACAATTTTATAGTTGGTATATTAGGCAGTCGTGGTACAAAGACGTTTACTTTCAGACAAAGAGATATACTCCCGAAGAACATGCAGAACGTCAAGAACGTACGGCAAAGTCAGTCCAAAAGTTCTATGAGACATTGGACGATGATACTGACGACCGAGGACGGTGTTTAAATGGCACGCAGACGTGAAGATTATGAATATACTCCAACTTCCCATAGTGAGGATGAACTTAATGTCCTCCGGGAAGAAGCGATTTTGTGGCGTTTAAACTGCAGGTCAACTAAGATGATTGAGGAAAAGACAAAGCAGTACGGAGAATTTTATTATCTTACCGATACCGACGAAGAAGATAATCCGTATGACAACTAAATAATTATCTCGAATCGAGAACGATAGGGGTAGAGTACAGGAGAGTGTCAGTTTTGGCATTGTCCCGTATTCTATCCCTATTTTTTATGCTCAAAAGGTGGTGAAATATGGAAACATCAATAAGAGGTAACTCACCGGAAGAAGAAAAAGCGGTAAGAATCTGCATGGACTGGTATGACGATGACAAGGCGGCAAGGCAATTCTATGTCGATGAAATGCGCGAAATGTATAAACTATACACCTCTAAGCATTGGGATTTACTTGGTCCGAATGGTAGTCCATTGAGAACCGAAGCGCAGCAACAAAACCGCCCGAACAGTGTTGAGAATATTACCTTTTCGCTTATAGAAGGTACTGTTGCCGAGTTTGCCAATGAGATTGAGTTGATTGACTACGGCGTTGAACCGGGTGACGAAGAAAAGTCTAACACTATGAGTAACCTTAAAAAATATATCTTCTATAAAAACAAGTTGACCTCCGAGAGAATAAAATTCCTTCGGTGGTTTTTTCTTTACGGCACAGGTATTTGGCATGTGTATTGGGATTCCAATTGGCGAGGCGGCAAAGGCCCGAACCGTTGGGAAGGTGATGTTCGCTGGAAAGCATTGCACCCGTTATGCTTAGTCCCTGATGCAAGATGCAGGGAGGATATTAACGAGGGTAATCGTTGCCATAAACCAGTTTGGAAAACGATGGAGTATATCGAAGAAACATTTCCTGACCGTGCTGCATTGGTTCAAGATCAGGGGTTACATGATGATGATTTGCTGGATACCGAACAACTCGATACCGAGGGATTTAGTCGTTCCTATAATCAAGAACAAGTCCCGGTAGTTGAGACATGGTACATCGGCAGACCTATGGTTATGTATACAGGCGAAAAGGACAGGGGAATAGGGTTACACGTCATTCTATGGGCAGGAGAAAGTCAAGGAGTTTACCTTAAGCACAACAACTATATGTACTTTGATCCCGGCGAGACTCCCGTATTTCCGTTCTTTGTGCGGCAGAGATACCCAAGAGAGAATAGTATTTGGGGATTTGGTGATGCCTTTTATCTTAAAAACCCGCAGATTGTCAGGAATAAGACTGCTGAGATTATACTTGAAGGTCATATTCACGGTGCAATTGGTCAGACATGGTATGACGAAAGAGCATTAACACCTAAACAAAAGCGGTTGATGGAGGAAAAGGGAACTCTCCCAGGTATGCACTTTCCTGTTGCCGATATTAACGGAATAAAAAGGGAGCATGGGCAACCTATACCCGGCAGTCTAATCGCTGAAATGGGACGGTTGCAGAGTAGTATGGAGGGCATGATTGGTCGCTTTGATGTAAGTCAAGGGCGTACCCCCGGCAGCGTAACCGCCTTTAAGGCAATTGCCGAGTTGGTTTCTCAGGCCAAAATAAGATTGAGAACAGCAGAGCAGGCAATAAATTCCTCATACGAGGATGCAGGTCAATTCACTAACCGCTTAATTGGTCAGTTTTACACCGAGCAAAGAACCTACAGAATTATGGGCAAGAGCGACGAAGGTAAAGACGGTTACAAATACGATACCTTCGATGCCGGAGATATGAAAAAGGTTTATGACAGGGAAAGTGGCATGACAGTACCTTATAATCAGATTGGTAAATTTGATACAGGGGAAATGATAATGCCGGACGGTAGGACATTGCCGCCGGAATACATCGAAAGTAACATTGAAGAATACTTCCCTGACTTCGACTGCTACTGCAAGGTTTCATCGGTAATACCGAGTGATCGCATGTATCATATGGAGATTGCGAAAGAACTGTTGGTTGCTAGTGTCATTGATCCGGAAACTTTCTTCTATGTCATGGAATACGGTAAATTCCCTCCCATCCCTGAGATTATGGAGAGAATGAACCAAATGAAAGCTGAGCAACAACAAGCGGCAATGGAGCAGGAGGCAATGAAGAATAAAAATAATGCTACTCCTAATCAACCGCAAGAAGAACCGGAAGTTGACCCCGTGATGGAGTTTGTGAATTCACTTCCTCCTGAGATGCAGGACTATTTATCACACCTGCCGCCTCAAATGCAGGAAGAAGAGATTATGCGCATGATGGAAGAACAGCAAGCACCACAGTAGTAAACTGTCTGAAACGTGCTGTAGACGCTATAAAAATCGCATGGCAAAGTCCATAACATGCACAAGACTTTAAACTGTGCAAGGATATTATAGACGACGGTCTTAAAACGGGAGGTATATCATGTTTAGAGACTTATTGGGAATTAAAGCGGCAGAAGATAAATTCTTAGGCAGATTCAATATTCTAGTTGGCGAAGATGGCGTTAACGGTGGCGGTGGTTTTGTCGATGATACCGAGGCAGACGATCCTAATGTCGTTGATAAGGACGATGTTAATTTAGTTGACTTGCTATCTACTGACGAACTAGATGTAGTCGATGATGAAGTTACCGACGACGAAATTTTAGGCGACTATGTTAAACCTGATGCCAATAAAAAAGAACCGGATGTTAAACCCGAAAAACCTGCTGAGAAAATGTATACCAAAGCAGAATTGCAGGCAGAGATTGACCGAGTTTTAGCAGACAGACTTGCCCGCGAGAGAGCGAAACTTGATGCTGACAAACAAGCAGAAAAACGTCAAGCGCAGGCAGAAGCGGAAGCAAAGACCTATTGGTCAGAAATGCAGACAGACCAAGAAAAGTATTTCGTCAATCTTGGTTTTGATGAAGCAGAGGCAAAGAAACTTGCTGTTAAAGAAGTTAAGCGCGAGCAGCGAATTGCTAGACTTGAACAGCAGAACGCACAATTAGCGCAGCAGGTTGAAGTCACAGGCAAGTCAACTGGTTACGACAGGCAGAAGCAGGCAGTATTAAGCGGTAATCCTCAACTTGTACCTTATGCAAATATGTATGCCGCCGAGATTGATGCTTTTAGTCAAAACGGTGCTGCCTTAGACTATGAAACTGCCATGAAACAAATAATTGGCGATAAATTCGTATCCGGCGAACTGCTTAAAAAGGTCAAGACTACTGCCGAGCAAAAGACTCTTGCTAACGTCAATGGTCGCAAAAAACTAAATGTTGAAGGTGCTAACCTGCCGGGCAGTAAAACCGAGCAGGTTGTTTTGACTCCGTTTCAAAAGAAACTTGCCGCCGGTCTTGGTTTGTCTGAGAAGGATTATGCCTCCGGTGTAGTACAAAAATCAAAGAAAAGAGGTAGGTAACGATGGCATTAACTGCAAGAACCACAAATGGTTTCGAGTATGTGAACAATAAACTTAACGGCATTGTCGATAACGCCGTTAAATACGAATTAACTCCTGGGGTTGCCTTTTCTGAGGGCGACATGGTTGTATTGACCACAGGGAAGGTTGCTAAAGCGGCAGCAAACGCTACTAATGTACTTGGCGTTATGGCAGAGACTATCGCCGCTGCTGATAACCCTGCTGCCGCAACAACTTATGGTCGGGTGTATGACAACCCATATACTGTATTTCGTTGCTCTTTCGCTGACCATGTTGACAGCACTGCAACCGGCGGTACAACTACTACTCTGGTAGATACTGCACTTAGCACCTCCACTGATGATTACTGGAATGGTGCGCTGCTCTATATTTACGAAGGTCCTGCGGCAGGCAGTATTAGAACCGTCAAAGACTACACAGGGTCAAGCGATACTCTGACCGTTGAAGAACCGTTCCCGACCGCCCCGACTACTGCAAGTAAATATATTCTGCTTGGTGCAGGCGGTTCCGGCGACGTGATTAATAAGGGCAGTATTGGCGTTGACTTGAAGGACGAAAACACCATTGATGCTAACGCCACTATTGCTAGTGAAGCAGGTCCGTTGGTTGTTTTGGCCGTTGATCCTGCTAAGTTAACTATGGACGTTATGATTCGCAAGCACATCTATAAGTAAGTATTAACCAATTAAATTAAAAATTAAACAAAAGACTTGGGCGGTTTGCCTGAGTCTTTTTATTTTAAGGAGGAAAACACATGCCAATGATTTCTGAGAATTGGGCGGAGCAACTTGAACCGGGTTTAAGAAAGATATTTGACCTTGCCGGCAAGAAGGAAAAGGATTACCTTGGCCTGATGTATAACGTGGAGAATTCCACTAAGGCGCAGGAAACCAATCAGGGTATCGGTGACTTAGGACTGATGGAAGAATGGAGCGCAACCGGGAATAAGGTTGCTTACGAGGACATCAAGAAGGGTTATACCTCTAACTATATTCACCGCAAATACTCCAAAGGTACTCAGATCGAGCGTGAACTTGTGGACGATGAACAATACGGCGAGATTAAGAAGCGTGTCAAGAATCTCCGTATGGTTGAGTACAGAACCATTCAGTACCATGCTGCATCGGTATTTAACAATGCGTTCAATGCTTCCTATAAGGGACCTGATAATGTTGCACTTTGTTCTGCATCACACCCGAAAGCACCGGGCAGTTCTGCTGTAACTTCTAACTTTGGTGCATATGCGCTGACTCAGGAAAACGTAACTACTGTAAGAAACAATATGCGCCGGTGGGAGGACGACAAGGCAAATCAGTTCTTGGTTATGCCTGACACTATTGTAGTTCCGACCGAGGGACTTGAACCTGCTTTAGTCATTGCCGGTACTGATGAAAAACCGGGGACAACCGACCATGGCATTAACGTGTGGAAAGGCAAGTTCAACGTTATTGAATGGCCCTGGCTGACCGACCCTGACGCTTGGTTCATGATGGACTCAGAAAGAGCAAAGATGTTCTTAAATTGGTTTTGGAGAAGAAAGCCTGGGTTCAAGGCAACTGAGGACTTCGATACTGAGATCGCTAAGTACGCCACCATTGCCCGTTTCTCCTATGGTTGGGACGATTTCAGTTTTATTTACGGTTGCAAACCTGCGTAAGTAGAATATTGAGATAGGCAGGGTTTAATCGCTCTGCCTATTCTACATGGGAGGTGTTTACAACCTAATATCTATTGGTAGACTTCAAAAAAAGTTCTATTGCTTTATCTAGTAGTTTAGATATTGGGATGCCCGTATTGTTTGAGTAATTTTTTAGTTGCTCTAATAATTTAGTATCTACCGCATTAGATATTGGGGTTCTTGTTTTCAAGTCTTTATTTGCCACTATTATCACCTCAAACCAATTATACTATTTCGTATTTGTCCTTGCAAGTCCTTGGACATTTTGATATAATATATATAGTAAATGGGGTGATAATTTGATAAAAACTTACAAGGTTAGACTTGAGCCAAACAAAGAGCAAGAACAGAAGATGTGGCAGTCTGCCGGTACTGCTAGATGGGCGTACAATTGGACGCTTAATACGCAACAAGAGAATCGCCAAAACGGAGGTAAATTTATTCAAGACGGGGATTTGCGGAAAAGTTTAACTGAGTTAAAGAAAACAGAGGAATTTAATTGGCTTAATAACTACTCTAATAATGTTACAAAGCAAGCCGTCAAGGATGCTTGTCATGCCTACAAATCATTCTTTAATGGCAGGAACAAATTCCCTAAGTTTAAGAGTAGGAAGAAAAGTAAACCTTCATTCTATCAAGACACAGCCAAAATAAAATTCTCTGAGTCTCATGTAAGACTAGAGAAAATAGGTTGGGTAAGGATGAGTGAAACCAATAGGATACCGCAAGGGAAATACTTTAATCCAAGGGTAACACATGACGGACTTCACTGGTTTATATCGGTAGGCATTGAAATTGAGCAACCAATTTTGGATAAGTCTACAACAGAACCAATTGGTATTGACTTAGGTATTAAGGAATTAGCTATTGTAAGTACCGGAGAAGTAGTTAAAAACATCAATAAAACTAAAGAGGTTAGGCGTTTAACTAAAAAACTAAAAAGACTACAACGCCAAGCTAGTCGGCAATACGAAAAACTTAAAAAGCAAGGAGGTGAAAGTCGTTGCGAAAAGACTAGCAACTTATTAAAACTCGAAAAAGAAATTCTTAAAATTCATCAAAGACTTAAAAATATCCGTACTAACCATATTCATCAATCAACAAGTAAACTGGTGAAAAACAAGCCAGAATATATTGTTATTGAGGATTTAAACGTATCAGGCATGGTAAAAAACAAGCATTTAGCCAGGGCAATACAGGAACAAAAACTGTATGAGTTTAGGCGACAACTTATATATAAATGCCAGTGGTACGGTGTTAGGTTGATAATTGCAGACAGGTTTTACCCCTCTAGTAAAATATGCAGTCAATGTGGTCAGATTAAAAGAGATCTAAAGTTATCTGATAGAGTCTATTATTGTGACTGTGGTTTACGTGTAGACAGGGACTTAAATGCAAGTATTAATCTAAGAGAGTACGGAAAATTAGCGAGTTAGCACCAAAAAGCTAACGCTAATATGTACCCGGACGTTACCGGGGAGTTTAAGTCTTTGGAGCGTTACACCAAACAGGAGTAGTCAAGGCAAAACTGGACGTGATGAATTAGAAAGAAAGATTTATAAAGTTTTATAAGTTTTTCGTAACGGTGCTTGAAATTTCTATCGCAGAAGGTAAAAATCCTGTCGGCACAACTGCCGCGAATACTAACCCCATCACCATTGCCGGTGTTGACGGTGACAATAAGATAGTCGGTCTAGTCTTAAATGCCGACGGTTCGATAACTGCAAAAATGGGAGCAGGTACGGCAATAATCGGTAAGTTTATTCCTGTAGACGCTGACGGTGACGAGAAGTTTACTGCTGCTAATCCGGCGAGTGTGCAACTAACTGGTGGTTTACCTGGGGGAGCAGTATATCCATTCGGTGCGACAAAGTGGACTACTATTGCAACAAGCGGAGCAAATGCAATTGCTACTGCAACACAAGTTGCGGTGGCAGGCAAGAAACATTACTGTATGGGTTATCTTGTCTGCTTACGTGCTGCATCTGCAGGGAATGATTTTTTGTCTACAATTAAGGACGGTACAACCGTAAAATTTACTGATGTGGTTGGCAACGCCTCCCCTACTGGTACACGTATTGGTGTATCCTCATCAGCTCCTATCGTAGAAGGTACTGCAAACACAGACATGGTTTTATCTGTAGGCGCGGCAGGAGCAAATGCAATAACAGAATTAACCATGTGGGGTTATACTATATGAGGCAGTTAGGTATTTTGGAAAACAAAAGGATATTGCGTGTATCTGACAGTTTTGACCGTCCCGACAATGCAAGTATTATGGACCGTACAGATACGGGGCAAGTTTGGAATGTGCTGTTAGGTGCAGCATGGGGTATAGTAAGTAATACTGCTTATGCATCAACGCCTTATGGTGGTAGTTGTGTATGGTGTAATTCAGGAATAAGCAATTGCAGGGTATCGTCTGTTTTTAGTGCTTATGCAAGCTCATCTGGTATTATCGCACGCAAGGACAGTACGAATGACATAAATACTCTAAAATGTATATCACTTAGAGCAACTTCTAATGGTGCTACATTGCAAAGGTGGGATTTTGGTAGTCCAACCACTATCGGCTCAGTTTCAGACCTAACATTAATAAATGGCGATATATGGACATTAGAGTGTAACGGAAATTCTATAAAAGCATATCAAAACGGCATACTAAGAATGGAAGCAACCGAATCTGCCTATATGACAAATACAAGACATGGTTTGATGGCATCTGGTACAATTGCACCACGTTTTGATAATTTTACAGTAGAGGTGATATAAGAATTGACTGACGAGCAAAAAGAAGTTGCAAAAATCACGGTAGAAACAACGGAAGGGAAAGTTATTACTCCAGATACAGATGCAGACAATTGGGGCAAGGTTAGTGAAACAGAAGATACGATGACAATTTTAATACCGGACTAACGAAGGTGCGAGAGTTTCAAGCAGGGAGGTCTAACCGCCTCCCATTTTACATAAAGTAGGTGATTAAATGTCATTCACCCTAACAAACTGCAAGGCACTCGTTGACTCATGGACACAAGAAGCGGTAAGCAATGCCGATCTTCTCCTATGGGGCAAGGAGTGTCTACAAGATAATATCCCGTCGAGACTGTGGTTAGAGAATACGAAACTGTTCAGAACTACGGCAAAGAAATTCAACAACCTGCCTCCTGACTTTGTGAGTCTAGTTAGTCTATCTACAAGCATAGGTTATCCTGCTGGACTTACTGTAACCCCAACAGGTACAGCAGGGACAACGACCTACGGATACAGAGTAACCGCAATATCATCGGACAACGAGACAATTGCCTGTACTGAGGTTAGGGCAACTACCGGAAACGCTACATTGTCAGAAACAAACTACAACGCCCTTTTATGGACAGAGGTAACAGGTGCATCCTCATATGCCATATATCGCACGACAGGCGGCACTACACAGGGGTTAATCGGTACAGCAACTACAACTACCTTTAGTGATACAGGACTTGTGGGTGATGGCGAGAGCGTACCTATTGAGGACACGACAGGCATTAAATATACCAATTTCACTATTCGTAACCGCAAAATATCCTTCTATGATGCAGACACGTATGCCATGTCCTATATCGCACGTCCAACGGTTGCAAACATAACCGACAATGTACCTTTGATTGATGCTTGTGAATATGCAATTGCTAAGTATATTGCTTCACGTTATCGCAGCGCAGAGGATTCGGACGATGCCGATGCTTCAAGATGGTTGCAGGAATTCTATAATTCCATTAAGAACCTTATTGATGAGAATGAAGTTGATAGCAATGATTCATTTCAGATAAAGGCGGTGTGGTAAATGCCTCCTGTTATTCCTAAACGTACCGGAGCAACAAACAAGCAGTCACTTGATATAAACGGTTTTCGTGGCATAAACGCACAGCACACAAGGAAAATAAATGAGTTATCGGACGGCAAGAACTTTGTCGTCAACAACGGCGTTATTGACACAAGGGGCGGTTACTCCTTGGTCAGTGCGCCGTTTACTACTACCATTAAAAGTCTACACATGGGGGCAAAGGTAAGTTTAGGGTCTCGCATGCTTGCAGAGGTTGGCACGAGTTTGTGGTATAGGTTAACTTCTGCTGGCAGTTGGGTAGAGATAATTAGCGTGCCTTCCGCTAACTACGGTTTTGGTTCATGCACATGGACAGACCCTGCTACCGGGACGAGTC